AAGTAGAGGTCGAGTGGGATGCTGGGATTATCGTCAGCGTTAAAAGGCAGAGTGGTGAACAGATTGCTCAGTGTGGGAGCATTGTTTACAACTTCCGCGAGAACGGGGCCGATAAATTCAGCAAGGGCGACTTGAGCGTCATAAGCAACGGTGCGATTACGGCTAGCCATTGCTTTGATAAGCTCAACTTGTTCTGGAGTGCGCTTTAAGGTGATTTTCATTTAGATAGTTCCTTTCTTATTACATGCGCAGACCAACTACGGCGAAGACGCCAGAGAACTGGTCATTGAGGTTTGCAGTTGAGGTGAGGGGTGAGCGTGAGCCGGTGCCGAGAACGATACCGAGTTTGCCACCGTCACTGTGCAGACAGCCGGTGATCTTGCCGCCATTAGCGGAAAGTTTGAAACCGGAACCAACGGTCAGGGTGCCGTCGATAGCGTTTGCGCCGAGGGTGAAGATGCCACGGGTAGCGACTGGAACGGCTTGGCCGGGCAGTACGCACATAAGCTCTTCAGCCTTCTGGCGGTAATAGAGAAGTTTCTCACCGTTCTCATCAAACTTTGCAGTCTGACGGAGGGTAAGACCAAGGCAGTTAGTCAGGTCGCCAGAGGCGGCAGGAGTAACCTTCAGATTAACCTTGGGATAGGAGTTAGCCCCCATAAAGGGGTAGTCAGTTTTGCCGAGGTAAGAGTCGGTAGCGTAAGAGACTGGGTCGAGGTCAAAGTTACCAGCGGAAACTTTAACGAAGACACCAGCATCACCAGTACCAACACCAGTTACGTTCTCGTTGACAGCTGCGTCAACAAGGGCGTACATGTTTACCACATCATGTTCGTCATATTGACGGAACGGTAGAAGACGATTTGCCATATAGTTATCCTTTAATTTGCTTTACAGTTAATTTTTATTATTTGGAATAGCTTACGCTAATATTTTCGCGAGAGAAAGCTTTTGCAAACTTCTCACGGAGACTGGGTTCGCCAGAAATCTTGCTATCTGGCGCGGTGTTTGTCGCTTTAGCGCTTTCGAGGGCGGCATCGACATCGGGCTTCTTCTCTTCGACTTTAACCTCTGCGGTTACAGTGGAAGCTTTGCTAACTTCCTTGAGACGAGCCTCGACTTGCTCGGAAATCTTCTTTTCGATCTCGGCCTGCTGGGCTTTGACGAACTCTTTGTTTTTGTGCTTCCAAATAGCATTGAACTTCTCTTTGTAAGAAGCGAAAGCCTCTTCGGAAGCGTCAAGAGCTTGGACTTCACCGATAACCAGCTTGCGATCATCATCAGAAAGATCGAAAGCGGCATCAAGTTCAGCTACGCGAGCATTCTGACGAGCGAGAGCTTGCTCTTCGGCTTGAACTTTCTTAATTTGATTAAGCTCCTCTTGAGTCTTGGAAAGCTCTGACTTCATCTGCTCTACGGAAGCGACAGTCTCTTTATAAAGCTTCTCAGCTTGCTCTTTAGCGTTTTTCTCTGCGGACAGAGACTCGCGATACTCTGCATCCTTTTGCTTGATAGCTTCTACGAATTGGCTGGTCATTGAAGCGACGGCCTCTTCACCAAACTTTTTCTCCAAAAGGGCAGACTTAAGTTCTGAAATAAGTTTTTCTAAGTCCATATGGTTTATATTTTTTACATTTTTTATCACTGAAATGGAATTTGATTTTTTATTCGTCAAGAAGGCGGCGACCTCTTCACGAAAATCCGCAGAAGATTCTTCTGTCTCGATATCTTGATTTTCTTCCTCTTTGTCGTCTTCTTTTTCGTCCTCCGAGTCTTTTAGAGAAATACTGGCATCGTTATCAAAAGCGACGACGCCATTAACTTGTGCCGCCGGATTAGTGGTAAAACCGCCGCCAAGAGGATAAATCTCTCCAACAATCAAACGATAAATTGGAGTGCCATCTTTCATCTTGCCGCTGCCGCCCTTTGCTTTTAAAAACTGAGAAAGTTCTTGAACTTGCGCTGCATCAGTGACAATCTCTGCTTCTTTGAGTGACTGGCTTCCAATAGCTAAGTAATAGCTGCTAAAACCAATTTCCCAGCTTGCTGAAATTGCATTATTGAACTTATCATTCTTATCAGAGTTGCGCAACATTAAGGAAGTGAACGACTTGTCTACAGTTCTGTAGATGACGCCTGCGACAGAAAGATAAACTGGATCAAGAGTGCGAGCGGCGTCATCGTCGCTCATAAACTCGTTTGTCTGAAAATTATTAAACGAATAATTGGTGATGTGCCCGACAACTCGCTTCTTGTTGTGCTCAATATTCAGATATTTATGCAGGAATCTTTTTGCAATCTTAGAAGCAGTGGCGCCAGAAATGCCATCGCCGTTATTGTTAATCATATTTGGAACAGCAAGATTGAATGAAACGCCCAGCAAATCTGGGTTGTTTTCTATATCAATATTTGGCGAAAGTTTTTTTAATTCGTCGAGCGAAGCTTTTGAAATAAGCGGAAAATCTGTGTCCCCAAGTTTATGACAGGCGAATGAGATGCCGTCTAATCTTGTTTTGTATTTGAAAGACATATATTACTTTACAGCAGAATGATAAAAAATTGCCGCAGAATATTCTTCTAATAAAAATTCATCGGCAGTCTGCGAAACTTGTGGCAGCGGCTTCAGCTTCTCAATTTCATCAAGATTAGCCATACATTTTTGCAAAGTAGATACCCAATTCTCCCTGTCAGATGATACCACGACCTTCTTGCATAACTCTACAACATTCTGCTTCTGCTGCTTTGAAAGCTTCTTGACTTTAAACTTGTCAGCAACAAAGTCTTCGGAAGCTTTCATAAAAGCATCGACTTCATAAACAACAGCCTGAATATCTTTGCGCGAAGCTTGGTTAGGAGTGCCAAGAGGTCTACCAGAAGTGCTATTGGTTGGGGCTCCGGTTGGAGCAGAGGGAACAGCGGGTGGTACTACAGGAACACCGCCAACAATTGGGTTATAATAACCCTTTTCTCTCTCAGAGATGTACTGCTCCTGCGCGGGCGCGAGCGCGCGCGCGTCTGGGAGTTTGCCAGTTTGAATAGCCTCGATACCTTGCTCTGGAGTAAGAATAGAAAGCTCCATCAAACGAGAGATCGTTCTCATGTACTGGGTCTCGTCCTTCAAATCAATCTCGGTGAATTTGGCTGTAGGATAAGCTCTGAACCCAAGATCTTTCGAGATACGGATAATCTCTGGCTGGATAATGTCGTTAAGGAAAGAGTTTCTAGCCTCTTTCAAACGCTCCATAAAGAAACTAATCTTTGCGTTTTGCCCGTTATACTTTTCCTCTCCAAGCAATACATTCATCAAACCTTCTTTAATATCTTGATTTAAGATCTTATACTTTTCTTCGCCAACGACTTTCTTTAGGTCGGGAATTACGAAGTCTGCCTTGGTGGTGTAGTCAGAAACTAAAACGCGACCAACGCTTTCGTTCATAAAAAGGTTTTGCATTGCGGTCATATTGGCGGGATTAACACCGCCCTTGTCCGGCTCTGCGCCCATTGTAATCAAAAGAATAACGTTCTCGACTGTGCGCGAGATAGCCTGATCAATGTGCTTGAGTTCAATCTTGGCGTTTACATCCTCTAAAACAGGATAAGCGAAAGGAATTGCGAATGGCTCGTAATCCTGCTTCTTGTAAAATGAATAGAGCAAATATTGGGGATCGAGCTTCATCTTTAGACCGTCTCTAAAGTATTGCTTACTCTTGATCTGCTCTTGAACCTCTGGAGGAAAACCTTTAAGAAGTTCTACATCGGCATCATCTTTTGGATTCTTCAGTCTCTCAAGTTCATACTCGGAAAGCACCTTCTCGTAAACAGCCTCTGCAAACGAACTGGAAATCTTCGCAACGATTTCATAAGGATTGATCAAGATATAGCGAAGGGGAACACGATTGTTAACGATACCGTTCTCACTAAGGCCAGAAAGAAGTTTAAAATCTTCAGCGTTAAACTTGCCGTCTATACGGTAATAGAAAATATTTCCGCTGCGATAATACTCGCGGAAGTACTGATCTTTCATCTTCCACAGCTTGATCTTCTTAAACCATTTGCTGAAAAATTCTCTGCTTCTTTCGGTGCCACCCTCTAAATAGATGTCTGTATTAGCAAACTCGGTCGCAATATCGATTGTGTTTCTGACAATTGCGACATTTGCGTAAGCTTTTTGACAAAGAAGAATAGCGTCTCTTACATCTACGCCGTCTTTAGAAAAATCAAAAGGAAGCAAGCCTTGGCTTAACAGCGCATATCTGCGAATGTTAGAATCTGTACCATTCGCAGGCATTCTGCTCTTAGTGGAAGAGGAATTAGAAACTGTTCTGGAAGCCTGAGAGACCTCGTTAAAGTAAGAGCCGCCTACTAACTTTGGCTCTACAGGAGGCTGGGCCAGAACCTCTGGCTTTTTGTTCCTATTCCAATATTCAGATTTTTTGATATAAGAGCGGGCCATTTTGGTAGTTCTTTATATTAAAAGTTACACGCAAAAGTCCAAAAGTACTTTGTTTTGCTTTTATTTATCGAGCGAAAAACGGCGTAAAAGTAGAAGATACTGATTGCATCTGACATTCCATCATATCAAAGTAGACTTTTGTCATCCAGTTGCCCAAGACAAGACAGGAATAAGAGTCTTTTCTCGTTTTCTCTGCGCCACTTTGACGCTTTAGTTCTGGCGGCAAGTCAAAGCTTTGATGGCCGTTTGCAGTTGTTGTCGGAATAATTAACGAACATTGAGCTTTCACCAATTCGATCATGTCTGCTTGATGGTCTACAAAATCTACCATCTTTGCCTCGATGCTTTGAGTATCTTCTTGATCTCTTACAAACTTTAAGTTCTTGATAGGAATTGTTTTACCCTTTTGAGTAGTAAAATCATCATTGACCGCTTCAGCAGCGAATAAAATTTTTCTATGATCAAAGTTAGACTGTAATAGTTCGTTACCATATCTTATCCAAGTGCTAGTCGGAACTCGTAAATAACAAATACGCCTCTGTTCTAAGCTATACGCTGATCTTGCCTTCCTGAGTTCTGTTTGATAGCTCTCTGGGGAATCAAAATCTGCCTCAAACATCTTTACTTCGATTTTTGCGTTTTTGAATAACTCACTTTCATTTGCAGCATTAATGAATTGGACACCGCCATTGTAGTCGCCGCACATCGCTACGATATTAAAGCTGGTCATTAAATAATGGAGATATTCGATATGCTTTTTCAGATTTGCGCCAGAAACTGCGTAGTTATGAACAAGAACGCCCCTCTTATTTGCTTTATCCAACTTTATGACATTCATCGCAAAATCGTCAGAAGACTCATTTTCTGCCCAAGAAGGGTCAAAACTAAGAATGTATTCAGCGGTTTTTTCTCCAGCCACCTCTATGCTTTGACCTTCGCCAGCTTTTATGGTGCATTCGTGCATCTTGCTGAGTTTAAAGTAACCAGAAGAATCATCCATAAATCTAGAGCCGAACTCTCTCATAAACTGTGATTCAGACATCGTAGATTTTGCCTGCGTCAAAAGACTCTCGTCATACAAACCCTGCGGAGCAACATCATAAGAAAAATGCAAAATGGCTCTTGTCGATCCACCCTTACCGTCTTTTTCTGGGTAATTGATCAGTGACTCGTACTGCTTGTAAAGCTTGTACATATACTCAAACTGATAAGAGGCTGACGAAAGCACAATAATTTTATTATTAGGCCAACGAAAGCGATCCTCCTCTTTCATATCGCCGCGTTTAATTAACTCAGTTTCCAAATCGTATACCTGTTTTCTTTCAGTTGGATTTTGCACAACAGAAAGGAACGGAATAATAACTTCGTTGAAGATTCTTTCTGGCATCAACAAGAACTCGTCGATCATCATTCTATGAAAGCGGAAGCCACGAAGCTTTTCGCCATCACCAAGCGGCAGACAAGTAATTTTACTACGCCCTATTTCCATCGTCCACTCGTCCGAGCTTTTAGAGACCTTTGTGATGCACTGTTTTAAAAATGCTGCATTTGGCTTTTCAGAGATCTCTTCAATCTTACGGAAAATCATTTTTGCCTGACGAAATGTTTTGCTGACAATGCCAATATGAACGCCCTGATTCAAGATGGCGTCCAAGGATGCAAAAACTGCACAAGTAAAACTCTTGGAAAGACCACGGCTCCAAACCATCATCGAGTAGTCGGTCTCAAACATCGTCTTGATTGCGAGATGCTGGAACGGGAAAAGCTTAACACCGCATATCATTTCAGAAGAAA